CTTTACCTATAATTCTTTTTCTAGTAATATTTATAAAAAAAGGAGACCTCAGGTTTTGGTCTCCTCTATAATTTAGAGTTAAAAACTCAAGGTGTTAAGTCCTTGGCACCCTTTGCCTTCAGAGCATTTTGTGCCTGAATGAGAATGAGTGAGAGAATACCGTTTGATTTTACTTTTGGATTTGCTCCAAGTGCTTCCGAAACTGCAAAGAGAACAGTTGCGATAAGTGCCTGATTAGCAATTGCCCATGCGATTACTGCCGACATAATAACCTCGTGTGAAGGATCCTGGATTATTTAGGAATCAGTCAAATCTAGAATGCATTGCGTCTTGTGCTCTTTGAGCAGAGGCACGACGAGCATCTACTTTTTGAGCAGGAGAGTGGGGACCGCCATACTCACCAGCGGCAGGTGGTTTTTTGCCTGGTTCTTTTTTTTGTCCTCTAGGTTGAACTCCCATTCTAGAAGTACCCATAGACTTAGAAACTAATTCAAATGCCTTATCACGGGGTTTTCTTGGAGTTCCTGCTACTTTATCTTCCTTTCTTCTTTCATCAATCATTTCACCTTCTAATTCAACCTCTTCAGGTCTATACTTATTATTTCTTGCTTTTTGTGCTTCAGGAGAGTTATTTGCAGGTTGAATAACTGCACGTGCAGCACCTTTTACTGCATTACCAATTGGATCGGCAACATTCTTTTGGAAATTCTTTGCGCCTTGTTCAGCAGAAGTTCTTGGATTGGCATTAAGTTGTCCAGCAATTTTTGAAATTCCAACACTCAATCCCATACCTTCTTCAACGGTTTCTTCAGCAGACATCATAAAAACAGGAGCCTTAATACCTGCAGATCTTAACTTATTCTTCAAAAGATTTATTTTTGTTGGAATAGATCTTGGATCTACTTCCTTCTCACCTTTTTTCTTTTCAGTATCAGATTCAGTTTCTTCCGCAACTTTTTTTGCTTGTTTTGTTGCAGTTGCATACATTACTTCTTTACCACGACCAGGATATCTTTTCTCAAAGTCAGAGGCACTCTTTTTCATAGACTTGACAATCTCTTCCTTTTTCTTTGTCTCAGCAGAGGTCAAAGTTTTTTCTTGGATCATTTCGAGAAACTTACCATAAGCAGTTTCCTTAAGTTTTAATTCGGGAAAGACATTAATCAATTTTGTATTATCCATCCCCTTTTCTTCATTTGATACAATCTCAGCATCATTTTGACCTTTGGTTGGTCTTTTTGTGGAAGCTACTGGTGCTTCTACAGCTTCCTTTACATTTGAAGTATCCTTGCCATCAGCAACACCACCTTTCTTACGCTGAATTGCATTATGAACGGCACCTGCGTGCTCCTTAGCACCACTTTCTACTTTTCCATCTCCATCATAATCAAGACCCTTACCAGATTTTACTTTGGCAGTTTGCTCTCCAGATTTCTTTTCAGATCCAATAGGCTCACCATAGGAACTGATTTCAACAGATTGAATATTTGGATTAGCACGAAGTTCGGCAATCTTTTCACGAGTTGCCATACGACGATACTGATTTCCAGTTTTCTTATCAGTAACTACAATCTTATATTTCTTAGCATCAGTATCTTCAAGAAGTTTGTTGAGATATGACAATTCAATTTCTGGTTCTGGTTGTGGTTCTTCTTGAATTCCTTCAACAAATACTTTAAACATAGCATTGGCAACAGTGCTTGATGCCAGTTCATCAATATTGTGCTCTTCCTTTAGACCACCACTGAGTTTTTTTTGTGCCAAAGCCTTAACTGGACCAGGAGCAGGAGACTTAGCAAGTTGTGCCAAATATGCCTTAGTAACAGCAGCAGGTGACATTTTGCTTACATTAGCACCCATTCTCTGCTTAACTTTATACTTAGTATCTGATGCAAGTTGTGATGCTTGCTTTTCTACATCAGTATCACCCGCAGCATGACCGCGATGAGGACCACCAGTAATTTGAGCCATGGAATTTTTTAAACTTACTTTTTTCTATACTTATTTATGAAATTCAAACCGAAAGACTTTTGACCATATGCCAGATTCTCTTTTCCATTCTCAGAACCTGGAGTTTGCTGTGCGGCATACTTTAAATATCCTTTTGTTCCAACCAAAGTATTTGGTTTATTTGGTTCTCTCCTTTTACTATCCATTCTAACTTCAGTATATTCCATCATATCTTTGATCCAGGATTTAAACATAATATTGTCTTCTGTTACACAAATCAAATAATTTGTACCACGACGGATAATACGACCAACCAAACCGGTATTGAGGTTTTCTACAAGTTGCCCAATTTGGAAAATTCTTTCGGCAACATAATTTTCACGAAGATTCTTCCAATCAAACTTAGGGGCAATCTCCCAAAGATTCCAACCTTCTTTGATATTCATTCCAGAACGAATCATATTATAAAGTTCCTTTGCCTGTTTTTGATTCAATGTTGAAGGAACACCTTTGGCAAAGGTTTTAAAGTCACCTTCTGCCGCTGCCTTTCTTTGTTTTGATGCAGACATTCCAGTTACATTATCTTCTGCATCAGGATCTCTTTCTCCAGCAGAACGAACTTCTACATTATCAAACTGGTAGAGTTTTCCATTATAATTTCCTGCCAGATTTTCAAACTCCTTAACTCTATCCGCACCACCAATAATTCTTACATTTGTATATCCATCCATATGTGCTTTCTTGAGCACATCAAAGATAGTACGATTTGCGGCATCATTTACAATCTTTTCACTGTGCTGAGGGAACATCTGTCTCATCACAGAAACTTTAGTATCAGGATCTAAGGGATTCTTTTTCTTATCCTGACTTCTAGAAGGAACAATAATATAGTCTCCATCATCAGAAGATGATGCAACCGTATTCAAAAGTTTTTCGTGACCTGTAGTTGGAGGATTAAAACGACCAAACGCAACTGTAAGTGTCCCTTTGGTCTTCTCTACTGGTGGAGGACCTTCTTGCGCTGGAGGTTCTTGTGCTGCTGCCTGCTGTTGGGCAGCCATTTGTTGAAGATCTCCCTGTTTTTGAGTAATTGCTGGATCTTGAAGATTTGGACTTGAATAATTCTTTTCTGCTTCTGTTTGTGGGGGATCCTGCTTCCCTACGCTTTGGCGCTTATTATAAAACTTTAATTGACCCTTTTCAGTCTTTGCGACAAACTCACCATTTTTATCATACCATCCTCCGTGACCATCACCCTTCAAACCCATACGTTGAGCTTGTTGGACTGCGGTTGATGCCTCAGATAAAAATTTAAAAAAACTTTTCATTACTTATTTGTTTGATTCCTACAAATTTCAGAAGTTATTGCCTTTAGCACTTTGTCTAATCTTTATATATTTATTCTTTATAGATTCCTGTTTGATTGAGTTGATTTTATTATTCCATTTTATAGTATGGTGCAGAATAAACTGCCTGAGAACTTGCATACAAATAAAAATCCTGAACTACTTCATCTTTTAAATTTGCTGGCATAGTTGAAAATATTTCAAATAATTTCATAACGAGATATTTTGAATACCTATATTTGTTAGATTTTAATTGAATAGATTTTGCTACTTCTTCAATTTGATTCCCAGATACAACTCCATTACGTGCCATCATTTCTGCAATAGTTCTACAGTGTTCTATACTATTTTTTGTTGCCAGAGTTGCGGATTGTGTAGAAGTGGGAATTTGCCTTAACCCGTGCCTTTTCAAAATAAAATTTATTGGACCAAGAGAAATTTTTCCCTGATTTGCTGAAGTTCCTTTAATCTCACCCTGCCACCCTGATAATGAACTCTCTCCACCAAAACTTCTAAATTGTATCTTTTCAGATGGAGAAGAACCCCACTGAATATAACCATCCATAGCATCCAGATTAGTTGTCATTCCACGATATTTTGCTTTAGTTGCTCTGGTATCTGTTGGAAAATTTTTCTGAGATATTGCAGCAGCACCACCAACTATCTTTTTCAATGAAACTCCAATAACCTGACTGTTTTTAATGAGTTCAAACATTCTGATATTTAATCCCTTTAGAGTTGCTTCACCACTAATTTGATTCAAATTTGCACTATTACTTATCATGTAAATATCTGCGGGACTCCATTTATTTAAATTACCAAACGCCCTTTCTTCTTTATTAATTCGAGTAAAAGTGGATTCAATAAGATTAACTTGAGTAGATCCTCTATGAAAGGTAAAATTTGCCTTTCCCCTAAACTTTCTGAATAATGAGTTTGCACCAGCAATTGAAGAGTTTATCCAGTCATCTGGCAAATCATTTAATATACTTTGGAATGATGTATCAATACTTGTAGTTGCCATTGCCTTTACAAAATTATCTTTTGTCACATCATTAATAGTCATTTCTCTTTTTAGAACATTAAATACCAATGCCGCATAGAGTGCTTGAGCACATTCAGTTAATTTTGTAAGTGCTGCCCCAGCACCTGATCCTCCCCCACCAGATTTTTTATATATCAATTTTATCATTGAATTTGATTTGGGCAATATAATTTTAGTTACAGGAAATGATGACTCACTCTTATCAATTTCATTCTTATAATTTATCTTTTTAGATTTTAATTGTTTTGATATATTACTTTGATCCTCACCTCTCTGTGCGGATATTATTCTTATCTTATCAACTTTTGGTCCAGCCTTAACAACCTTTGTTTGATACGGAGATAATATACTATTAAGTGCGAGTAATATTTCTGAATCAGTCATAAGACTTTTTCAATTATTTAGAATGGAGAATAGGAGACTCGAACTCCTGACTTCCTGCGTGCAAAGCAGGCGCTCTACCAACTGAGCTAATTCCCCGATAAAGGAATTATATCACCTAATTGCCATTAGATCAAATAATTCTGGATGAAGTTGTCCATACTTCCTCATAATTTCTCCAGCTTTGGCATTTGCTTCATTTTCAGCAGGACTGCCAGGATAAGATTTCATTACTTGACCCTTGATGGATTGCTTGTAATGAACATACTCGTGAGCAAGAGTTCTTAAAATATCTATTGGATGACGATTAACAATACTAAGGTAAATGATTCCATCATTATTCATCATACCAAATGCCTTATTTTTCTTTGAAAAACTGACATCATCAATAAAGACAAAAGGAATATCAATTGTTAAACGAAGTTCTTTTTTTAAAAAAGATACAAATTGTTTAACAATTGAATCAAATTGAATTTTTGTTGTTGGTTTTCCTTTTGACTTTCCAAGAATGGACATATTTTTTGAAATATTTATTCGTTACCTACGATGGCACCAATCTTTTCGTCAAGATCTACAATGACTGAACGAATATCAGTAATACGAGGAGGTACAGAGACCTCATCATATGTGTATCCTTTTTGTGCCTCAAACAGAATTTGACGAACTGCCGCAGCAGCACGAACATCAATTTTTACAGTTACATTTTTACTCACAGGTCTCCCTCCACACGATTTTCAGAACGATAAACATCAAAAGCACCCGCTGGATAACGAGCACTCAGTTTCTCATAGTTCATTTCAAGAACTTCATCAAAACTAATATCCAGTGCCATACAAGCTTGTGCAAGATACCAGCACAGATCTCCAAGTTCGCGCCTCATATGAAAGACATTCTCTTCATTATAGGGTTTGCCTTGAAGAAAGATCTTTTTGACTACTTCGGTAAATTCACCTGCTTCGGCACTCATACCAAATGCGGCAGTCATCAGACGAGAAACATCAGCACCTTGTCCTTCCAGTTCAGTCAAACGCTCAACCAGTTTTGAATATTCACTACTTGCAGGGCTGGTAGTTTGACGAACAAACTCAACATATTTGTTAGAATCAATAGTTGCCATATTTAAAATTTAAATCCTTCGAATGATTTTTTTGGTTTGCTTTCTTCATAATTATACTCCTCCTCTTGTCCGCTGTCAAGTATGTCCTTCTGTGCAGATTGCTCGACATCATAAAGTCTCATCTTTGCTCGGTCAATACCAACAACAAAACGCTTGAAGATTGTTGGGTCATTATAACGATTCTTCAATTGTTTCACAAGAATCTGACCCAACCCCTCCAACTCTTCAGTGCTAATAAGGGCAAACATAAGATCAGCAGTAGCAGGGAGACCAAAGGACTCACTAGTATCAGTAAGTTCAACATCAGAATTACCATAACCACTGCGGGTAGTCTGGGTAGCAGAGACAATGGGAACATTGAATTCCACTGCCAAACCGCGAAGTTCCTCAGCAATTGATTTGATATATGAATAAGAATTGACAGAGCTATTTGCCTTATGCCTAGAGGAAGCACAAATATTAAGGTAGTCAATAAAAATAATATCAGGTCTAAATGATTTCTTAAGAGCAAGTTCATTTAACAGTGCCTTGAAATGTCCTGAGTGTGCCGAAGCAGTAGGATACTCTTTAATGATAAGAGTTCCTTGAGTCTTTTTGGATAGACTTGTTACCTTGTTCTCAAATGTTGAGCGTGGGAGATCAACCAATTGCTGAATCGGGACATTGAGAAGGTTTGCATCAATTCTTTCTGCAATTCGCTCTTCCGCCATCTCAAGAGTGATGTAGAGTACGTTCCTGCCTTGTAACAACGCGGAACTAGCAACATGGCACATGAAGAGGGACTT